GGAACTGAATACTGGCTCAACATCTGGCGCAAAACCGACCGCAATGGGAACGAGTGGTTTAGTGTCGGATTCAGGAAGAAAGAGCAGCGCAGCGGAGGCGGAGGCGGAGGATTCCGGCGCGAGCAACCTCAGTCTCATGGACATTCTGGAGCCGCCAAGCCTGCCGGAAATCAACAGCGTCGGGATGATGGTCCAAACGACGAAGTCCCGTGGTAAGGGCCTAAAGCGCGCCCAGAGCCTTGTGGGCGTCTCTGAGGGCCGTCCAGCGGATGACTTCTACGTCACCCCCAAACGGGCCGTAGAGGCGCTCCTGAGCGTCGAATCATTCGAGGGGATAATCTGGGAGCCCGCCTGCGGGACCGGGGCCATATCGGAAGTTCTGAAGGAATACGGGCACGATGTTCTGTCCTCTGACCTGTTCGATAAGGGCTACGGGACTCCCAACGCTGACTTCCTGAAAGCAGGAGGGATGTTTGTGGAAAATGTCATCACGAACCCGCCCTTCCGCTACGCTCAGGAATTCGTGGACAGGGCTTTGGACCTCACCACCGGCAAGACCGCTATGTTGTTGAAACTGGCCTTCCTAGAAGGCCGGAAGCGCAGCGCCTACTTGCAATCCACGCCCCTGAAGAACGTCTGGGTGTTCTCACAGCGGCTGAAGATGAGCCGGGATGGCAATGAGGATGCGTACAAGAATGGCGGGATGATCGCCTTCGCTTGGTTCGTCTGGGAGCATGGGTATGAAGGCCGCCCCATGATCGGGTGGGTATGACCCGGCGGCGCACCATCACGACCAAGGACAGGGTTGCCCTGTTCCAGTCCCGTGGAGGCATCTGCCATATCTGCGGCGGCAGGATCAATGTCGGGGAAAAGTGGGAACTGGAACACCGGATTCCCCTTCAACTTGGCGGCGATGATGAAGAACACAACTGGGAGTTGGCCCACGTCAAGTGCCACAGGGATAAGACGAAAGTCGATGTGGGACAGATAGCCAAAGCCAAGCGTCGAGAAGCCCGGCATCTGGGGGCCAAAATCAGCAAGTCCCCTATGCCCTACGGACGCGGTAGCAAGTGGAAGCGTAAGATGGATGGAACCGTAGTGAGGAGAGATGAAGATGTCTGAAAACCAGAATCCGTTTCAGTTTATGGGCGAATCGCAAACAAATGAAATGGCAATCATCTTTGCCTTGGCTGACTTCCTCGCGGGAGAAATGCGGTCAATGTCCGAAAAGTTTGCGGATATCGCCAAACCGCAACTTAAGGAAATCGGCACGGACGGCCTGTCCACCCAGCAGATCAGCACCGCCCTTATGATCATCATTGGGTTCCTGAACTCAAATGCTACAAGCGATGAATACGATATGATGGAGAAGGTCTTCAAAATAATTTTGGACCAGACGAGAAACATATCCCTCACCCCGGCCCCGCCCACAGATACCGACACCATCAACTGAGGCGGCCATGAACGAAACTTACAAGAAGGTTCTCTGGGACAAGACCGCCAACTCTATAGAGAAGAACATCATGCTGATGATTCTCCTAAAGTATGAGGGCATGTCTTTCTCAGGGAATCAAGCAGAGATGGCTGAGGATTTCGGCGTCTCTGTAGCAACTCTCAGGCGGGCGCTTGCCAGCTTGAAGCGCTTGGGGTGGGTCACATCAAAGCGGATTTATACGGCAGGCACCCACAACCTTAGACACGTTGATGGGTGCCTGTACCATATCACCCTTTGAGAACAGGGGCCGTCTTGGCGATGCGCAGAGCCTGCACGACAATATCATCGGGGGTATGAAGCACGCGCTTTGTCTCCCCGTCCATAGCCCGCTTGGCGGCTTTAAACATCTTGTCTACCTCAGGAATCCTGCCGCCCGTAGCCCTTTTGATAGAAGCCTCTTTGGCCTTGTTTCTTAGACGCTTTGTTATATCGCGACCGAATTGTTCCGCTGCCGGAAGCGTCGAGCTTACCAAATTCTGCACACCACGGCCCGGATTGCCCCCGGCTACGTTAACCGCCGCTAAAGAGGCCTGAGATATGGGTGATGGTGCCATATCCGCTGTATTGTATGCTCCATAAAGACGCTGCGATGTGCTTTCTGGAGTAGCCTCGCGAGCCATTCGCTTGACACTTGGCGGAACGATGGCCGAGTAGTTTGGGTTGTTGAATTCGGCCTGAAGTTGCTCTGGCGATGCGCGCCCGGCTTCATATTCGCTTTTGAGCCATGCGCGATAATCACGCTGCATGTTTCCTACGTTCTGAATGTCCTGAGCGGAAGACCGTACCCGACCAACATTCTCAGCGACAGACCGATCGTCCCCACCAAAGTTAGGGGGGAATCTTCCTTCGGCTTTAGGTCCTTTCAGAAAAGAAACCCACCCACCTTCATCATAACCCTGAACATCTCCACCTTCGGCCTTGGTGATGTCTTCCTCATTCGGGTCAAATGACTCAGCGTTGATGGACTTCACTTGAGACGGATGAAAAACAACATAACTGTCTGACCCCTTGTCCTCGTATTTGTTACGATAGACAAGGCCATCATAGCCCTCTTGCTTGGCTTGCGCGACAGCATCTGACCAATCATGGCCCTGATCCGTAACGCGTTTTGGATTCTTGATGTTCAGATATGCTGCTGTCATGTTCCCCATTTCTTCTGGGGATTGATCTATGTCCGAATACTGTTCCTGCGCAAAGTTTTCCGCGTGGCGCTTGGCGTGTTCCTTGGACGGAAAGCCCTCTTCATTTAGTTCTGCGGAATCTGTCCCATCGCCCGCAAACCAATGCCATTTACCATCAGCATCTTGGTCGTATTGAACGCTCTTGATGAAGTCATCAACAGGCTTGCCATAGGCTCTTTCTGTCGCTGCTTGTTTGGTCCCAAAATGCATGCCGTGAGGCCCTACGTCAGGGACCTTATGTTCATTTTCAGAGAAATCACCATGGTGATGAACAATCAGAGGTTTGTTCTCTTTATCACGAACCTTACTGTCCTTGTGCCATTCTGTAAGTTTATCATTGCGCGATGGAGCGACACCGGCCATTTGCTTCAGGCCGTTTGTTGCCTCGTCAATAGCGCCGCCGTCAGCCATGCCCTGCATCGCATTAGCGAGAAGGCCTTGTGTGGCGGAATGGATATCCCTGTTGCGCACATCGCTCTTGCGGACAGAGCCGCCATTGGCGAACTGAGGTAGATTGCCAGCCGCAATGCCGGTGGCCATCGGCACCCTTCCAGCCGTAGACAAAGCAAACTCACCCAAAGACCGGCGCAGAGACGGATTCTGGGCAATCATCTGCATCACATCCCGGAAGTCATTCGGGTCCTGCGATGAAATTTTTTCCCACATCCGCTGGGCGTATCTCTCGCCCATCTTCTGGTTGCTCCATAGGCCAAGCCAACGAGCCGCAGCCGCAGGAGCGCTGAAGATGCCCCACAACAGAGCCCGGACTTCTTGCCCTGCCCCCGGCGTGGCGCGCATCTTCGCTACATCCTTAGCTACTTGAGAAATCATATTCTCAGTGTGGATATAGCGCTGGAGGTTCTCCATGTTCTTCGGCATCAGGATGCTTTCCATCGCATCCCGGATGTACGGAGTTTTGAGATAGCTTTCCAACTTGGCGGCATTGATCTGCCCCGGCTGTGAACGGGACTGAGCGCGGGCCAGAAGATCAGTCAGGAGACCATGCTGAGCAAGTTCACGCTCTTCCGGCGACATATACTTGGCCTTTGAAGCAAGCGCCGCCGCATCCCGTGCGTTGTTCACTTTCTTCAGAAGGTCAGTTCCAAACTGCAAGGCAGTCCGCTGGTCAGAGAAATCTGAGTATTTGGCGCGGGTTTCCGCATAGAGCGGGTTGTAAAACTTGCCCTTAGGATCAGTCAGGGCATCGAGAATCTCGCGACGAGCGCCAGAAAGCCCCTTGGCGCTATCGCCCTTCGGGGTAAATTCCGCCCCATACCGCCCCTCAATGACATTGTTTAGGTTCCGTTGGAGTTTGTCGAGATAAGGAATATCGACACGGTTCCTGAACGCAACCGCCCATTCAGGCATATTGGTGCCTGCCACAGTCGGCGTAAACTTCAATCCCGTCTTTGGATCAATCCGCTCTACCGGGCGGAAGGGAGACATAAAGCTGGCGGGATCACGGCCTTGAAGCGCCATCGAATCCCGGATTTCGTTTTCAGTTTCAACAACCGCCTTACGGAACGACGGGCTTTTCAGCCAAAAATCCCATGACCGGTCCCACGACCCAGAACCAACACCCGGCTGGAGAACCTGAGCGTAGCGTTGATCGGACTGTTGCTTAGCCAGATTCACCGCGCGCTGATTCAGTTCGACCGGGTTCTCCGCCGTCCCGCGCATGCGGGTGATAAAATCCTCAAACCGCTCGTTCTGGCTCTGGAGACGCTGCATCGTATGCGTCTGCCAGTCTTGCAGAATCTCCGGGTTTTTCTTCAGCGCCTTGGCCGCCTCATTGCGGAAGTTCTGGCCATACATGTCCATGACCGCGACCGGCTGACCACGATTCAGGGCATCCATGACATCGGCAGGAGCCATGCGGACATCGCCTGCCGCCATATCTTTCTGGGCGGCCTGACCAAGGCGATTCCACTGCGCGTTATCGGTGCGCCCAAAAGTCTTCACCCAGTCAGGGGCAACAGCCTGATACGCTTTGCCTATACCAAGACCAGCAGCGCCCAGCCCAGCACCAAGCCCGCCACCAAGGACAGCCGCTTGCCCAATGCCGGTCTTTTCGCTTTCAGGCTGGGTGCCAAATAGTTTCTCGCCCGCAGCAGTAGCCGCGCCATATCCAGCGCCTTCCGCGCCATAGCCTGCGATCTTGGCGGCAGTCTGACCCACCGTGCCAGCGCCACGCGCCGCAGCAGCCGTTCCAGCAGCCGCCCCAAGCCCCGTGGGAAGGGTTGCAATAGCTCCAGTCACCTGCCCGGCCAGACCAGCAATCTTGTGCCCAGTGCCCTCAGAATAAGCCCGGCGGAGCGCTTCGTCCTCAGCCCGAAGCTGTTCATAGCGTTCGCCAAAGGTCTTGCCTTCGCCCTTGCCAAGGCCCGCCAGAACAGCGCGGCTTGCGGCTTCACCCGCCGGTCCAATGAAAGGGATATCTCCAACGCCGCGAGCAAACGCAGTAGCGTATCCGCCTGTCAGTCCGCCCTTGACCTCTTCTCTAGCGCGAGGCAGGAGGCCCTGAACTTTCTCTTCATAAGCACGTTCAGCTTCGGCCTCTTTGGTTGGCGGCTTCCCGCCTTTTGTTGGGTCACCAAAAATACTTTCCAAACTTTGCGGTTCAGAAGGTTTCTCAGGTTGCGCCCCCGTTGTAGGCTTAGCTCCGCCCGGAGCGCCGAACATTTTCTCCAGATCGAATTGATCGGCCATGATCAGCCTCCGAAGGCATAGCGGGACAGGTTATCAATACCAAAATACTTCTTGGCGTAGGCGTCAAACGCCTCACGCTTGATCTGACCATTTTGAAGCATGGTCAGCGGATTGCCCTGCGGCGACCGAAGCGCGAGAATCTTCTCAATCGCCTGTTTGTCTTGGAGATACCGTTCCTGCGGGACAACAGCGCGGAACACATCCTCCGCATTACGGCCCGCATTGTTGGAATAGTCTCCATACAGGCTGTAAATCTGCGCACGATCCATGTTGCGCTTGTTGGCAACGATCAGATCGGCGGTCAGGCTACGCGCCGTTTCTGCCGTCATGCCCGCGCTAGGATATGCTTTGGACAGGGTCTGGAGCCAAACTGCGGCCTCACGGCCAAGACCACGCTGTTCTTTTTGAGTGCTAAGCGTGCCCAGCTTGTCCAGCATTTCCTTTGAGGACATCGCGCCATTCACGCCAGCATCCACACCAAAGGATTTTGCAAATGTGTTGATGTAGTTCGCGACCTGATAGCGCAATTCAGATGCTGCGCCGGGGGTCAGGGGACCAGATGCCGGAAGCCCAGAAATCGCCTTGGACAAAGCCGCCAGATCGTTCAGGGAGTTGGTTGCGGCCTTACCCTCGCGCTGAGCCTCGCCATTGATCTCAGCATATTCCTTCTGAAGCTGAGGACCATTGGTGCCCCATGCCTTCTGACTGATTTCTTCGCCCATCTTGCGCATCACATCTAGCTTCTGCTGGGCGGTTTCTCCGCCATGCAAAGGCGCGAAGTTGAAGACGCGCTTTTCGGTTTCCGTCTGCGCGCCGCCGGGAGCAGGAGCGCCGGTCGCTGTCGGAGCCTGCGGAGCCGTAGGAGCGCCGGGAGCCGTCGTGGGAGCCGCGCCACCGGGGCCGGGGACAATCGTCTCGCCGCCAGCCGCAGGCATTTTCGGAACTTCGATTTTGACGCCGCCTTCCGGGGTAGCCGTAAAACGAGCATATCCGCCGGGGCCGGGGATGAACTGGCCAGCAACAGCGCCCTGCTCTTCTTTTTTGGCCGCCGCACGAGTCTGCTCAGTGCCAGCTTGCGTCGAGGCAGCTTCACGCTGGCTCTTCTGAGCATCCAACAACGTGCGAGCATAGGTATCGGCAGCCGCCGCCAGACCCACGCCCGGGCGGCCCGGAGTGCCAGCAAATTTCAGCGAGGCCTGAATGAAGGCCAGACGCTGCTCCGGCGTCATGGCAATGCCAAGCATACCGAACAGCCCTTCCTTAGTGGCGCGTGACTGAATCGGAATGCGCGCTTCATCGGGTGAGGCCGGAACGCGAGTGGTCTGTGCCGGGGCCTGAGCCTGCTGCACGCCTTGAGGGGCCTGCGGAGCCGCCCCAGCAGCGCCTTGACCGCCCATAGGACGGTTCAAAAAGTTAAAGACTTCGGAAGCAGTGCGGGGGGAGCCGTCGCGGTTGAAAAATACGTTGCGATTGGCGGCAACCTGATCAGGCTGAGCCAACGCCGTAGCCGGGCCGTTCGGGTTTTCCTGCATGCCCTTGATGAAGCGGGGACCGCCACCAGCACCAAGGAACCAAGACATATAGAGGTTTTGGTTGTTGGGTTCGATGCCTTGAGATTGAAGCACACGCGCGAGTTCCTTGCGATGAGCCTCTGCCACGCGGGGATCATTTTTGCTTGCGCCCTCAAGCTCAGGATTCCGGGCAAGAACACCGCGATAGGTTGCATCAGTAAATTGATAAAGCCCGCTTGCGCTGCTTTTCGGATTGCGCGCATTGGCATCTCCACCGCTTTCGCGCGGGGTGATGTAGCTAAGGAAGTCTGATTGACGCGGAGCCTGAGGAACAGGCTTGGTGAGGTCCAAAGGCTGACGCTCAACGTCAGTCTCAGCAGGGCCGCCATCAGCGAGGTGAATACGGCCACCATGCGCAGCGCCAAGGATGCCAGAAGCCGCCTCAGCCTCTTCTTGAGGCGTCAAACCCGACATGCCAGCCCCTGCGCGAGACTGAGCCTGCTGAGCGAGGTCTTCCTTCGTCTGCATCCCATAGTCAAAGTTAAAAGGATTCACAGTGCCGCCAGCCGCATACAAATTGCTGAGGTCAGCAGTGCCTTCCGGGGTCGTGTTCGTCGTATCTGTCCCGACCGGCTCGACGCCAACGGGGGCCTGCGGGCCAAGCTGACGAGGCGCAGCCGCCTGAGGCTGGGCGGGCTTGGTCCCCATCATCGACTTGATGTTCTTGACCATGCTGTCAAGGCTATCGTCCTTGGCCATCTGCGGCTGCTGGGGCGGCTTGAACCCACCCTGACTCTGCATGGGCGCAGGGACGTATGACTGAGCCTGCATGCCAGCAATCGGGCTCATGCCGAGGACGCCGGGGACGCCACCATCCGCCATGTGCGGGATAGCCGCTTCCTTGGTTGCCGCCTGATAATCAACGGTTTTAATGCCGCCAAAGTCATGCACGGCCTCAGGCTTCACATGCTCGACTTCTTGAGCCATCAGGCCAAGTTGAGTTTGGCTAGGGTCTTGGCCTTTGAGATTGTAAGAATAGATATTTTGGCCGTCATTCGTCTTGCCAACTTGCTGTATATTTTCTTTTAGGCGCTCATCCGAAACAGGAAAGCCAATAGCCGCAAGGCCGCCCATCAAAGAACTGCCAAGGCCACCAATGCCCCCGGAGCCGCCCATAGCGCCAAGCGCGCCGCCAAAACCGAGAAGCTGGTTGAACATGCTGGGCTGAGCCGCAGTCGTGGTGGTCGTGCCGCCAAGAGAACTGGCCGCGCCACTCATCAATCCGCCAAACCAGTTTGCAAGGTTGTACGGATACTGCTGCTGATTCAAGAACTGCTGATAGGCGGTGCTGAGTCCAGCCTGACCAAGTTGACGTTCCAGCCCACCATACCCAAGCTGCGCGCCAAGCTGAGCCAACTGAGCCTGCTGCTGAGCCGGTCCCATCTGCGCCAGAAGACCCGCACCAGACTGAGCCAACTGCCCGCTCTGAAGCTGACGCTGAAGATCGACATTCTGCTGCTGGTTGAACATGCCCAGAGCCTGCGAGTAGCCCTGATTCGCAATATTCGCGAGAGTGGCATTATTCGCAAGGTTCTGTTGGCGAGCCAGTTCGGCCTGCGCAACACGGGCCCGATCACCGCCAAATGCTCCGCGTTGGATAGCATTGCCAGTCAATTGATTCTGCTGCTGCGCATTCGTCTCCATAATGTTCTGGGCGGTTGTTCCCATCACGTTCTGGAGATAAGGCGACATATATTGCTGAACTGCCTGAGGCGAGAACTGCATTTGCTGGATGGGCTGAGACCCCTGCATGGCCATCCCAGCAGCCGTGTTGAAATAAGGCTCCGTTCCCCCAAACAAGCCCGCAATCCCTTGTCCCGCCGCCTGTTCATAAGGCGACAAACCTGCCACCAGCGGACCTTGATACGCCTCATACGGCTTTTGCAGTAGCGGCTTAGCAAAGCTTAAAAGCTCATCGTAGCCCTTCGTTACTGCTGCGGGCGGCGTATAAGTCGTAACTTGCGGTTTGGAGGAGCAAAAGGAACCCATGCTATTCGTCCTTATGATGCCCGCGCATGCGCAGTCGTTTTATCGTTGTACAAGAAAAAGGCCCCAGCCTTCTTCATCTGCCGCTCAAACAGCTTGATCTTGGACTCAGTCCTGACATTGGAAACGACACCCGTCATCAGCGGAATGCCCATTTCATCAGAACACCGTTTAGCGAATTGCAGGAGATATTTGGCCCGCGTCGAGCGCCGGTAGGCCGGGCGGACAAAGTCGAAAACATCACCCAGATGCAGATCGTGGGTGTACCAGAGATTCGTGACCATCAGACAGATAGCCGCCTCAATCTCCGACTCGTTCTTGATCACGCCAATGATGCACTTATCATGTCGCGTTGCAGCATGAATCATGTCCCAGACAAGGTCCGGGGCCATATCAAACAGACCGTTTTCCGCATGCATCGTGGTGAGGAGGGCATAAAGGTCCTCCTCATCCTCCTGTGTCGCTATCGATACGGTGTACTCGTCCATTTATCACCTAATCACGGCGGGGCCCGGGGAGGTTCTTTAGAGTCTTGGCGACATGGTCGCGGACGTATTTGACGAAGTTGTCCAGATACTCGTGCCCGGCGTCTTCGCTGCCTTCGCCCAGCATCTTAACAACTTCCGGCGGAACCACATACTCGCCGCCCGCCGCGATGATCGGTACAGCCTTTTTCTCTTCAGAGATAGCGCCGCCCCGCTTGGAATACTTCGGCGGCTCATACTGGGAGGACATCCGCTCAGCCTGCGGGAACTTTGGCGAAGCGCGATGCTGAGCGGGCTCCGTGCCATACGGCCCCATCTTGAACATGCGGTTCAGGATTTCCGTGCCAGCCAGCGTATTGCCCTCGCCCAGACCGGACACGATGTCCGCAGGGAGGACATAGGAGTTGGCTAGAACATGCATCGGGATGTGGTCCGTGCGCCCGCCAACCGCCATGTTGATGATGCCGCTATGGCATTCCGGCTCTTTGGTCTGCGCCAGACGCATCGCCCGATCCACAGAGCCGCCAGAAGCATACTGACCAGCACCACGAATCCGTTGTAAGGCCGCATCGGCGCGGGCAAAGTCAGCCGGGTTGTTCGGATCACCAAAGTTAATCTGGCCCGTGGGGGAGATCACTTCCTCACCGGTGCTTTGATACATCGCTCCAGCCCGGCCAAGGGCCGCAGGACGCTCAGGAGGCATCGGAGCCGCCGCAGCCTGCCCCGCGCCCGCAGGACGTACAGGAGGACGAGGAACAGCCGCCGCAGCGCGCCCAAGACCAGCAGGTCGCACAGGCGGGACAGGGATGTTCTCTTCAGCCGCCGCCGCAGGACGAGAACCAAACGGCATGTTGGGGACGCCCTGAGTGGCAAGGATCGGGACACCAGCCGCAGTCGTAGCCGCCACAGTTCCCCTAGCAGGTGCGCCAGACATGCCTGCACGGGCCGGAATGCCAGTACCACGGAGCCACATGCCAAGGCGCTCAGCCATGGAAAGACCGGGCGAGCCAGCCGTCAGGTAAGATGCGCCCGCAGAAGGAGCCTCAAATCCAGTCCGCATGGCGGAAGCGGGATTGACCACGCCAGCGCCACGCAGGAGGCCATAAGCGCCCATCGCCATAGGCACATAGGTTGCGACATTCTGAGCGCCTTGAAGACGGGCGGCAGTGCTTTCCGGGGTTGCTGAAGTTACGGCCCGGCGGACACTAGGAGGCACTGTGCTGCCATATGTCGGCTGAGAATACTCACGCTCAAGCTGATCAGCCGTAATACGGCCTTCCGCATATCCCTGCTGCATTTGCTGGCGGCGAGCGCGCTGTTCAGCCGCCATCCGGTCCAGATCAGCCAGATTTCTCTGCCGAACGCTCAGATTATAGCCCACAGGAGGGTTCGTCGGCGGGGTGGGGACGGTGGAGGCGGCAGGAGCCACCCGGACAGGCATGCGGCCCTCTTCTACGCCTTCTTGGTACAGATCGTCGTAATACCCAGCCATAGTGGCCTCCTAATTTAAGTCCAGCTTATCACAACACGGCCATCAGCGCCGTCAAAAGTTGCTCCATAACTAGAGGTTCCTTTGCCACCAACAGTTACCGTTAACGTAGTCCCAACAAACGAGGCCGTAGACAACGCGGCATACCCACCACCGCCACCACCTGATACATATCTGACATTGCCCCCGGTCGAAGTTGTAACAGTGCCGCCGCCCCCGCCCCCGGGAGGGTTACCCGGCGCACCAGAGCCACCCACACCGCCCCCGGGACCTGCGCCATTGCCGCCGACAACTGTATTGTATGATGCCGTATAGGGCGCAGTCCCGCCTGTTGCTGTGGTTGTTCCAGTAGGGCCAGACCCCGCACCGCCAAGCGCATCTTGCGCCCCGACAACGCCGCCCTGACCTCCCGTTGCTTGAATAGTGCCAAGCGGTGTCGTTACTGAAGATGTCCCACCAGCATTGCCGTTCCCAAACGATCCTTTGATATACCAAGCGCCGCCACCGCCAGCGCCATAAACCTGTATGGTCAGCGTGTTATACGCGGAAGGAGCCGTAAACGTATACGTTCCGGGCGTAGAGTATGTCTGCGATCCGGGGATTATTGATGTCCCTAAGAATACTCCAATGCCCGGAAGCATCATGCAACTCCACGGAAGGAGGAAATTAGGATAAAGGTTGGCGTTAAGACAAAATAAAACAGCATATCAATACTGCCGCCAGCGGTAGACAAAGTTGGCGCAACGCCGTTCGCAAATTTGTACGAACTGCTGAACGTCAATGTACGACTACCCGTCACGTCCTGACTGACCGCGATGACACCAGATTGCCCAACCTTTGTGTTGCTGGGGTTCGCAAGAGTGCGGTTGCCGCCCAACGTCACTTGGAAGTTCAAGCCGCTGGACATATCCAAGTTGATGGTTGCGCCATCCACAAGCGTCACAATAGAGCCAGCGCCCCAAACACCAGTTGTATCAAGCAAATGAGATGCAGCGTTTGACCTGAAATCTGCCGCGCTCGCAATCGATGCAGGCGCTACTTTAGGGTAGGTAACTGATCCATTTTGAAGCGCGTCTGTGTCTACACTATTGGCGGCAGGGGTGACCGGACGAGTGTCCGTGTACTTGATGTTGTTCCCGTCTGAGTAGAGGTTGTAGACATAACCTGTGTTCAGGACAAGAGAATCACCGCCACCCGCCAGCGGAGATATAGTAATCGTGTAAGGGCCACCAAGACCGGACAAAACGCCGGTCAGATCAACAATCCAGTTGCCGCCCGCAATCGGGAAACCCGTAACAGAAGCTGGAGCCGGAATCCTGTACACAAGATTTTGCCCAAGCGTTCCGCTGAATTTTAGCGTTAACCTCTGGACTTGAGATATTGAAAGAGTTTGGATGGTCGTAACGCCAGTAACCGCAATCGATGTAACCCCGCCAAGAGCGGCGTCTAACCCATCGAAGTCAGCATTCAATGGTATGTCCCAGTTGATGTCCGCCGCTGCGGGCTTACCTAGATTTTTGTTCCCTGTATAGGACGTTGCCATATTGGCCTCCGATTAAGAGTAGCTTACGGACACGGTTTGACCCGTCCCCGGCGTCACAATCAGTCCAGTCGTAAACGGCATATTAACTTGGAACACGCCAATCGTATTGGGTATGACGCATATTGTGCTTGATGTAGCCCCTGTGCTGGTCGAATCATAAGCATGACCAACCGTAGTCCCCGCAACGGTCACGCTAATATAAGCCACACGTCCTTCACCGCTTTTCACCAATGTTGCGGCGGTTATATCTAGACGCGTTTGCATCCCATTGACGTTTGAATATGTCTGCGAAGCGTTGTTCAACGCTGTCACGATATTCTTGGTGGCTGTGAGGATGTCTGTAAGAGATGACATTAGAAACGTCCATCCGGCTGAAAGCGGTATCTGATAGCGCCAAGCCTCCAGAACCCATTAATATCATCGTTTGTGCTGCTTACAGCAATAGAAACGAGACGCCCTCTCATTCTCGTTGAGATGAACTGATTGGCCTGAGTTACAGAATATGGACCATACACCCGTGGCGTATCACCGGGGTAGTTTGTTACATAAAAGGTGATATTGATGTTGGCGTTTTGTGCATCGCCATATAAACCCCAGCGCATGTCTGGCCAGAACTGATCTATGAAGCTCTGGAATTGACCATCTTGAATTGTGAAGTAACCAGTCTGGAAACTGGAATTAATAAGCGCGCCTGCTGCACTATTTGAGGTTTCATGCTGATAGATATACCTGTCTTCAGACGCGCCAATTGGCGGACCAAGCACAGATTCATTGATCCATGCGGTGCGGCTTAGCGTTCCGTAATCCCAGACATTCAGAAGCGTATTGTATTTCACATACGCATTGACTTCGCCGCCATTGCTCTTGGTCGGGTAGAACCAAGATATTTCACCAAAACGGCTGTTAGCCGCAACACGAATCTTATCGACATTGGTCAGGTCAAGGTCTTGGAAGATAACGTCCCAGACTGTACAAGGCAGCGTCTCTACGCCTTGCCCAGAGAGCCTATAAAATTGCGTCGGACCCATCCAATAAATGACGCCATTCAATGACGTGGCGGCTTTTCTGGAGACAAGGCCACATCCATTGCCTATTTCATTGAAGCTATAAACATAAGGCGCTCCAATATATTGCATGGCCCAAAGACCGATGTCAGTCCATACGAGGCCCTGTTGCGGGCCTTGAATACAAGATACAATCCTTGAGCCCTTCGGGATTCTATATGACCCTGCTTGATTTATGGCCTGAGCGTACCAAACATCGTAGTTCTCGACATCACACCAGCGGAGAAGAAGCGGGTCTTGGATGCCATTGAAGGATGAACCCCAAGCAACAATTTGTCTTTGCGGCATGGCAACAAACATGCCATCATTAACGGCAGGAGCATTTACGATTGCTTGCGCCACAGGTGATCCCGATTGAGGCGACCACTGATAAATGGGAGCATATGGAAATGCCCCGCCATCAACTTGTGAAGATGCCGGGCAGGTCAAAAGCGTCTCACCCCATGTGTCTAGAGACCAATCAGTTGTTGGGATCGCGTAACCCGTAGACGGAGAGATAGCCGTACCGACACCGTACCCGCCAGACCCATATCCGCCAGCGCCGTAGCCCGTTGAGGGCGGCGTAGGAGACAGCCCAATATTGTATACAATATACCCATTGCCAGAATTTTCGTATACAGAGGCATTCGCTGTCGCACTGTTCTGTGCAGTTATATAAAAGGTCGTTGTGGGGTTGAGTGTATCAAGAGATTTGATAAGATAATTCCCATAAAGAACCACCCCGCCAACAGAGGTTGAGATTAGGATGGGGAATGTATCTCCGACCTGATATCCATGATCAGGCAAAACGACTTTTACGCTTGATGAGCCATTTGTCGTTGTAAACTCTGGAACAACGCCGCTTGTGACGGATGCCGTAGCATTAATTGGCAAACCAGTTGGAGTTGTTGTTTGGATTGTAAAATGAGTGGCGTCGAAGAAGGAGCACTGGTAGGTCCCAAAAAGCACCAAGCCGCCAGCGGAGATTGGTGTTGCAATAAACACAGACATCTCATTGGAGGACGTGAAAGACACGTCTTGTATTTTTACGATATTCGAGCCAATCGTTGTGGTGACATCGTTCACAGCAGTTACGCTAACTGTGCTTGCGTATTTGCGGGGGGTAATCCCCTTTAAGGTTCCATTGGTGAGGACCCCAAGATAGGCGGTCGGGCTTGGGTCTGCGTTGAGCCCGGTTCCAATCGCCAAATGCTTTTGGGAGTTTGTATCCTCCCATGCAAGGAGAGCCCGAATTAAGGCTGGAAGCGTGTTATCATAGAACTTGGTCCACCCACCAAGTTTTTGAACCAGAGCCTGATATTGGGGATCAGGGATAAACCGGATTAGATTTGACGTAGCAAAGCCCGCCTCATTCAGGGCGTATGTTTCGTTGCGATTAATGCCCGGTTTTAACTTTAGGGTGGCCTGCGGCATTTCGACTACCTATTCGGGGTAGCTGTGGCGGAATTGGATTGGGATGACCAAGCCGCCGCCTCAAACTTCTTGCGATTTTCTTCCGATATAGCGCTCTTGAGGAGCGTTTGATACTGGCTCTCGTAGCTTACGGCCATTTGCGGGTCATCACCCTGCCTACCAAAATTGCGCTGGTACCCAGAAATATAAACCATGGATGCCATCAACATAAGATCAGGGAGGTAGAGACTGATGAACGTCGTCGTGTTTGTGGCCGAAAGGCTTTCTGGACGATACGTGCCGATCAGTTCACATGTGTAGTTTTGATCTGGATACGGGCCGACAAGGAATCGATAGTCATCAAAGGGGCAGAAGTATTTTGGCAGGCCAGTCTGCCCAGAAACGTTATAAACAGCGTCCAGAAACTCTTTTGTAACAGGAGTTAAAGGGTTTCTCGTGCCTAAGTCTGGGTCGGTCACACCGGCAGGAGTAATGACGTTAATCTGTTCAGGAACCACAAAAGTTCCCGAAGGTACAACAATTGCGCGACTGCCAATAGTGAGGCCGTAGTCCGTGGTCGCGATTGAGGTAAACAAAAAATCAAGATCGCGATACATACGGTTTTCAGCGTATGTAATTGCCTGCGGGAGCATCACTTGGCTTGGGTTAAGCGATACGTTCGTGGGGTCTCCCGGATAATCTACGGGAACGATAACGCCACCAATATCCTGCCAGTTCAGAACCGCAAGAGTACATATTTGCTTCACATATTCATTGTATGTTAGGCCGGTCGTCATGTCTTGCGCTCCTGAGAGCTTGTTTTAGCACTTATCGTGCATCTTTGCACCATCCATCCCGGCGCGCATTGTTAAGTTTGGCGTCAGCGATAGTCTTGTCGGTATCTTTGTCAGACCAACTGACGTAGGGCCAAACAGCGCAGGCGCTACTCGCGCCGCTTATGGCCGTCGTCTGCGCGCAACTCCCCAGAAGCAACCCGATTCCCGGAAGCAATAGAATTTTGAGTGCGGCGAAGCGCTTCTTCATTTGCCTTTCCTTTGATTTTCTCGCGGGCGTCACGCCGCCCTTTCCCATAGATCACGCCAATTACGGTTATGGCGGCAACAATCCACCCAGCTACCCGTACAAATGGTGATAAAAGGAAGTCAACGATCTTGAACATCAGCTTTCCTCCTCAATCATCCGCTGCCTACGCCGCCACCAAATCAACCCAGCAAGACCTAGCAGCAGAAGGGCAACTAAGACCGCAGGAGTGCCGATAGCTGCCGTTGCTGCCGTATAGGCATCTGCTGCGTCCTGAATGACGGGCTTGGCCTCTTTGACTGCCGTGCCAATCGCGCCAGCCCCAATCAAAATTGACGCATTCCCCTCAATAGAAGAAGACATGGATTTCTTTGGGGTTGGTTTATCCGGCTTGGCGCGTGCCTCTTCGTAAGGAATGGCCGGGTCAGATTCGTCAACATTACGCCACATCGCAGTTTCTGCTCTCCGGCGGCGAACCAGCCCCTTCATTTCCCGCCCGTTTGCCCTTGTCCATTTCATGAACTCAGCAGGAACCTTGTCAAAGTCTCTAGAGTTTACCCTCTTGAGCAAAGTAGACTTTTCAAGATTTCCAAGACCGCAGTTAAACGCGAAAGAAACAAGAGCGTCGAACTGATGCTGTTCAAGGTCAACTTTAACAAGTCGGGCCACTCCAGCCTCAAACCTTTTCAAATCATTTTCAAATCTCTCAAATACTTGTTGACGGGTCAGCCGATCACCTTCCTTGACGGGGGGGGAGGTTGACCCTATTCCTATTGTCCAAATTCCAACAGAATCTTGGTAAGCTTCGAGCCTAATTGATTCGAAACTAATGATCAGCTCTTTACCCGCTTGACTGATTTTCATGGAAGCCTCGCATGTCAGTAATCCCACTCTATAACAATGCCGCCGTTTGCTCCATTGCCGCCACTATTTGTGCTCGCCCCTCCGGGGCCTCCTGCCCCCACAGCGTAAGCTATTGTTGAACCTGCGCTCAAAGATCCAAACTCATAAATCTTCTCGACAAAGGCTCCGCCACCGCCTCCGCGATTAGCGTAATAATTGCCCGTGTCAAACCCAGTCGCAGAGCCCCCACCGCCGCCGTAGGTGTTGCCTGCTCCGCCGGGCTGCCCCGAACCAGAATTAGCACCTATAGCGCCGCCAGTCCCGCCACCCTGCGCTGTATTCGCGGCATTGCCGCCATACCCGAACGTCGCGCCGCCCGTAGGCGAGGCAGAACCGTTTGTGTTTATGTCGCCGCCGCTGGCTGTTCCACCGCCTCCCGCCGCAAGGCCGCCTCCAGCCGAGAGAGTTGAAAATGTAGACGCCCCACCATTAGAGCCAGCAGTTGCAGTTATGCCGGAAAAGCCGGGGCCACCTCCGCCCGCACCCCACATCCTGACACGGAGGTTTTCAGTGTATGGGGGCACGGTGAAATTGCCTGACCCGTTCGTGTAGACCTGCGATCCATATACTTTCCCGCCGATGTACATGAACGTCGGCATCAGGCGAGCGTCCTTGTCATCTTGATGGTGAAAGACATATTTTGGCAGGTCGAATTGGCACTGACCGTGATGACGATGTCATCACCTGCCGCCGCCGCATTCGCTGATGAATGCGTTTGCGTTTGCTCCGAGATGGAAACGCTGTTGGCTGTTCCGCCCAGCGCCGTCGTGTTAATCTTAAACGTTGCCGTGCATGTGCCGGATGTTGAAATCGTGGTCGTGTCTGTAATCGTCACCGCATAGGGTATGTTCACCACGATCTTGTAGTCGGCGTTCGTTGGCACCGCTATGATGCCTGAAATGAACTCCGTCTGCGTCAAGGAGGGAATGCTGCCTACAGCAGCCCAAGACGGGTTCGCCCCGGCCCCATTGGTGGACAAAAACTGACCAGACGTGCCGGGTCCAAGCGCCACCCATGTCGTAGCATTCCGATAAAGGATCGATCCTTGCGTGCTTGAGATACTATCAAGCGTCGTTGAAAGGCTGGAAAGAGTAAAGTCTACCCCATTGCCTAGCAGCAGTTCATTGGCCGCCGGAGAACGCCCTAGCTTGAGCGTTTGATTCCAAATGGCGACCTTGTCGTTGGCCATCAGTGCTTGTCCTGCTTATTGTCAAGCCTCTCAAATATCTGGCGGCAAATATCCTTGATCTCTTTCAACCCTTCCGCAAACTCGTTCTTCTGAACATAGCTTGTCGGAAGAGCCACCTCGATGCGCTTAACATCATCTCTTAAGGATTTTACCGCAGACCAGAGTTCACGCGCAGCCCAGCCAATACCAGCCAGAACGATGCCGCCAAGGATGTTAATGACAAACTGCGCGTCCATTTTCATGCTGCCTCTCTGTTTGGCGGCCCTTTTTTAAGGAACTTTAAGTTACCTTGTAAACGGGCATCATGTGGAGACATTTCGACAGCCTTCTTGGCGTGTTCGACAGATATGTCATGCAGACCAAGATGATAGGCTGCTATGCTTGCCAAATCATGTGGCTGATGCCCCCAGACTTCAGGGTCAACCGTGTAGACCATTTCGCGGTTGGTGATACGAAGAGCCCTCATGGCTGCCGCGAAACACTCTTCCCACCGATGCTGCCGATACATAAGCATCGCCAACTCGCACCAAGGCTCCCGCGTGTTCGGGGCTTCATAAGCCGCCATCTGAAACATTCGCTCAGCGTTATATGTGTCGCCAAGCTCGTTGTAGCAGCGGCCCATGACGCGGTATGCGTAGCACCTTTCGTTTGGCCAGTCGGCGCGCGGCAGATTCAGATACCGTTCACAGGCAGCAATGCTTTCACGCCATTTGCCATGAAAACTTAACTCACGAGCGTAATAAAAGGCATTGCGGGGGCAGTCTGGGTCCTCTTTGACAGACAGCTCAAGAAGATCGAGGTACTGACCACGAGATTTTGTCGGATCAGGCTTATGGACGACCAGAAGCATGTCTGTATCCGCCCAGACCTCCTGTACGCGCCCATCTGCAACCGGATATTCATGGCACGGGTGATGCCAATGATATCCATGGCGGGCATGAATCTTCTCATACTTGAAAGCTATCCCGCAGCCCCAATCAAACATGTACCGGAGACGAGTTGTCTTCCCAAGCTCCCAAACACGCTCAATCTCTTCCCGCCACCCGGGCTGGAGAACCTCGTCTAGGTCCAAAGAGATACATATATCAATATCACGAGGTACCAAAGCAAGTGCAACGTTGCGAGCATGGTCAAACCGCCAAGGAGTAATGCAAATGTGATTGACAACAGCACCACACTTGCGAGCTTTTTCAACTGTCCCATCGGAGCTTCCAGTATCAGAGATTGAAACTAGATCAGCTTCCTTGGCGGCTTCGCAAAACCGTTCAACAAACTGCTCTTCGTTTTTGCTAATAGCGTAGACACAAATCTTCGGTCTTAGCTTGTGTTTCGACCAGATATAGACTCCAATTTCTCCGTCAATTGTATTCCAATCAGAGCTACCAAAAGCCTCTACGAAGCTTTCATGCGTCCAGTTGTCTGTGACATGGGTCTCATGCGGATTCCCGTCGTATTCTCCCTGAGGATGATAGCCAATGGGAATACTAACGACCACTGTATCCGCGCACGCACGAAGCTTCTTAATAAGAGCTTTAGCTTCGTCGGTCGTCATATGCTCTAGGACATCTCCAGCGATAGCTACATCATAGTGCTCGTCTGGTTCCCATTTACGCGCATCAACAACAATCAAATTGTCGTATAGCGTATCTAACCGATACTTTTCGACATATGGCTGCCAGATTTCAATTCCAGTCATATGAGAGTCATCAAACATCAGGGCGTATGTGCCGCAGCCACAGCCAACATCTAGGATTTTCTCGTGAGGAATACGCGAGACAATCCTTTTGATTGATTCCTTCCCGCGTTCAGAGCTAAAAGGCATGTCAAACCTCGCTCTTGTCTTGGGGCTGAGCCGCCGCCTGAACCTGCGTAATTTGGATTTCCGCCTGACGCCGGACTTCCCCCACTAAATCAACAACTTCTTCAAAAGGCCGTTTGACCAAAGCGGCAAGAATGACATTCCATTGGCGTAGTGGCAACTTAATGCTTACTTCTTGATTTTCCATCTTACTCTCCATCTTGGGCGGCGCTCCGACCGCCGCCCATCCTACCAAAGATAGCCAAAAATTTCTCTAGCTAGTTATTGTTTGCCACAATTTTGCTAGAGCCTGTCCCAGATGCATTGAACACAGCGCCGCCGCTGAGAGACAGAGTCGTTGAAACTACGCTCTGAGATATGCTGACTTGATAGGTTCCCGTCCCACCAGTTCCGGTTCCATATCCCGTGATTGTCGTCCCAGCCGTGACGCCCGTTCCTGTCACTGCCTGACCAAGGCGAACAAGACCAGACCCGACAGCCGTTACGGTTAAGGTCGTGGTGGTAATTGACCCAGTCACTGACGCTGTTTCATTTTCGAGATTGCTCGTCACAATAAACTGGTTACATCCTGTCCCGATATATACTCCGTAGTATTGCAGTGATGAGGTGAACGGCACCGCATGTCCAGTATTGCAGTTATTGATCTGGAAATTGCTGATGTTGTTCGCTATTGCGATGCCATGGTACGTACCGAGGCTAGATGTGCTGTTATTGCAAACAACTGAGTTTGATATATTAAACCCACTGCCGCCATTTACCAGAACACCATATTGAGACGCCCCAAGGATGCGGGTGTCCATAATCACGGTCTCACCGAGGAAATTAGATCCTATGGTGATGGCATTGCCAGCATACTGAGACCCGATCCAGCTTGTCGTCAAATGGAGCCCAAGCCCCGCCTCCGCAACGACGCCGCCCCAATAATTGTGATCGCACTCAAGATCGAGGCCATAGAACCAACTTGGATAAGACGACCCTGTGTTCGCTGCGTCCGTCATCCGCACGCCATACCCGCCGTTCAGGAGGGCGCCTGCAATAACCCGCAAACTGTTCCCGTAGTTGCCGAGCGTGACCCATGTAAGGTCCTGCTTGTTAATGGCCCGGAACGACGCTGTTCCGCTTGTGACATTGGTCGTCGTCCAATTTGGAGTGCCGTCAACTGCGTACGTTGTAGGCACAGTCAGTGACGCCGACGAGGATGTCGTCCCAGACACCGTGCACTGCCACAGCCAGTCGTTCGAAATAACAAGATCGTTCTGCGTGTACGCCGTAGAGTTCTGGATATTCCCACGAACAGCAGACGGTACGCTCACCGAAGACGAAACAGGCGGGTTGTCGCCAACCATGTTCCATAGCGTTCCGCCGTATGTGCTAACAGAAACGGTGCCCTCGTAGATGACGCCATACGCACCTGTCATGTAGCGCATATTGATGTCTTTGCAGATGACTTCTGCCGTCGAAACCACCCGAATGCCGCTGTATCCATAACGGATGTGAATGTCCTCAACGAGGTTCTGGAACCCTGTGTCGATGACCAACTCGTATCCAGATGTCCTGAACACGCTTGGAGAGAACGTCAGATGCTCGATGCTGGAGAACTGCGAGTTCAGCGTCATCGTGTTGCCGGTCGCCGCCGCCATCGCAATGATGGTTGAGTTGCGGCCAGAGCCAATGACGCGAACCCCTGTGCCGGTTATGGCGTTCAGGGCAGCCGAAACCTTGTAGGTCCCGGGCGGGAAAAACAGGATGCCACCAACGCCGACCGTATTAACTTTTGCAATGGCTGCATTTATGGCGGCAAGATCGTCTGTTGAACCATTTCCGGCGGCACCATAGTCAGCTTTTACGTTCACCCAAGGCGTAACGCTAGACCCAGCTTTTTTGAACGAGACATCTGAGATGCCCGTTAGGGCTGTCTGACCATATGCAAGCTCAAGATTACCCGCACTATCAAGGCGCATACGCTCTTTAGCAAACGTGCTTGCTGTATTGGCGGTGGTGCCAAACAGCATTGCGTAATTTGGTGTGGTGCTATTCGCTACAAGGGAAATGTATCCTTTCACACCAGCGCCGGGGGTACTAGCGTCAGACCCAAAAAACTCAATGCCACCGACCGTCTGGTTTTCTTGTTCAGTCGTGTCAGTGTTCGTGATCCGAATAACATCGATTTCTGCATTGCTGAAGTTCAGCGTGGTGCTGGACACAGTTTGCGTGTTGTTAATTGTATAAGTGCCGGTTCCGCCCGTACCAGTGCCTAGCGCAGTGACATAGGTGTTCCATTCAACACCAGAGCCAAATACACGATCCCCAACAGCGACTGCTCCAGAAGTTACAGCCGAAACGGTCAGCGTTGTTCCGCTGATCGACGCCGTCATGACACCTGTCGGGTTAGTGCTGCTGCTGATATCAAAGCGGCCACTGGATACGCTAACACTCCCATCCGAAGTAATGCGCATCCGTTCAGTTGGCGTCGTAGAACCAACGCCAGTCGTGAAGAAAGAGAGACGGCCCGGCATGTCGGACGACGGCGTTCCGTCCACCGAGCCTACAATCATCCCTGCTGAATAGAGGTCTGCTCCGTTGTCACCAATGAAGTCAAGGCCGCCAATTACGTCTCCGCTCGCCAAAGCCGACCGCGTCGTCGGGTCGCCGGAGCGGCTGCGAACAATTGAGAACCCTATCTTCGCAGAGGCGGTTGTTCCGCCGTAGTAGAAGGTGCTGAACGTGCTAGCCGAACTGTTTGAGATTATTTGCACCTTCGGCGTCACGCTCGCGGCGCCCGTGGTCGTCTGATTGCGCGCAACAGTGAGTGCCGTCGGATAACCGATGGTTATGTCGCCATTGGCGGCAATCACAAAGGGTGTCGCATCTGGGTTCGCGCTGTCCTCTACAATGAAGGACTGGCCAGACCCGCTTTGCGTAACGCGCAGAGCAGGGTTACTCGAACTCGCAGATATGGTGGTGGCCCCGCCAAAGAAGTTAGGCGCAGTGCCGTTAGCGTAGAAGTTCCACCTCGTTGTGAGGGAGCTTGTGCCAGACGAAAGAGTAACCGCAGAATACGTCGCCGTAACGCCGGGCGAGTATGTGAACTGCGTTGCATTAGTGACCGTTACAGTCTTGCCGGAACCCTGCGCGTTCAAGGTAACAGTGCCGGTTCCTGTACCAGCGCCAGTTGCCGTGAAAGAAGTTCCGACAGTATTAGATCCTGCTCCGATCAGGGTGAAGTCAGTCGTCCCAACTGTCAAAATGGTTACGGGTACGCCGGACACAAGCGCCGTAGCGGCTGCCGTGGCAGAAATAGTAGCTGTCTGCCCCGTGATCAGCCCGTGAGCGGTGGCCGTAGTCACCGTCGCCGTCGACCCAGATTGACTGATCGTCGATATGCTCGCCTGCGTTACAGGAGTTACGGACCCAGTCGACGCGACAACTGCCGAGTAGGTTGCTGTAATCCCGGCGGTATATGTCAGCTCTGTCGTGCTGGTAGCTGTAACTGTAAGATTTGAGCCACCAGAGTTTATCGTGACAGTTCCGGTTCCAGTACCCGCACCCGTCGCAGTAAATGACACCCCAACAGCGTTTGAGCTGGCGCCGATCAAAGTGAAGTCGGTTGTGCCGACAGTCAGGATCGTGACATCCGCTCCTGAAGTGAGAGCTGTGGCGGCAGCGGTGGCAGTAATAGTCGCCGCTTGGCCTGTAGCAAGCCCGTGGGCAGATGAAGTCTTTACAGTAGCCGTTGTGCCCGTCTGGCTGATTGAAATGATCGTAGACGGGACAGGAGTGCTCGTCGCATGTGCGGAGATATTGCTGTAGACGCCATAGTTTGAAGTCGCGCCAATTATTGTCGACGCAGCATTGAAACCATACTGGTTAGAGACAATTGAACTTGTCCCCAACGTACCCTGCGCCGCCACATAGTTGTAGAGGCTTGGTAGAGTGAACGCAGCAGAGGCAGTCGCTGCCGCTGTATTGAAGTAATACGCGCTTGTCGTGACATCGCTCTGGATCGAACCAGTATTGTTCACTCCATAAGAGGAGGTCGCGCCAGTGATATTCTTCGACACGCGAAGTGACTGACCGGCGGTTGGGGAACTGCCAATGGTCAGCGCCGTGCCATCGGTCGTGATGCCCGATGCGCCAGCAATCGCGCCTGCGCTGTTGTAAAGGACTTGGGTATTTGACCCGCCAACAGCAGGAGACGCGCCAGTCGGACCCGTCGGGCCAGAGCCGCCTGTAGCCCCAGTCGGCCCAGTTGGCCCAGTCGGTCCCGCAACACCTGTAGAACCGGTCGGCCCAGTGGGGCCGGTCGGACCCGCTACAGTAGAAGCAGCGCCCGTTGCCCCCGTAGGCCCAGTCGGGCCAGTCAGACCCGTCGCTCCCGTCGGCCCAGTCGGACCTGCCACGGTCGAAGCCGCGCCAGTCGGTCCAGTCGGTCCCGTAGGACCCGTAAGGCCAGTAGAACCCGTGCTGCCCGTTGGGCCAGTCGGTCCCGTCAAGCCTGTTGAACCAGTCGGGCCTGTCGGACCCGCTACGGTAGACGCAGCGCCAGTCGGTCCAGTCGGTCCCGTGGCGCCGGTCAAGCCCGTGGAACCCGTGGGGCCGGTGGGGCCAGTCGGACCCGGCACCGTTGAGGCCGCGCCAGTTGAACCGGTAGGCCCGGTCGGACCAGTTGATCCAGTTGACCCGGTGGGTCCGGTGGGACCGGTGGGACCAGTCAAGCCAGTCGAACCTGTAGGCCCAGTCGGACCAGTCGGGCCTGCTACGGTTGAAGCTGCGCCCGTCGCGCCGGTAGGACCAGTAGGACCAGTTAATCCAGTGCTGCCTGTGGGGCCAGTTGGGCCGGTGGGGCCATTCGGGCCAGTATCACCAGTAGAGCCATTGGGGCCTGTCGGGCCGGTGGGGCCTACGGTTGTGACTGGGCCATTGTCTACCCAAGTCGTTCCGCTCCAAACCCACAAATGGCTGTCATCGCTGGTGATGTAGGCATCGCCTACTGAACCAACATAACTGCTAGGATAGCCGGGAAGATTTGTGTAACTTGCGACAGTTCCCTTGTACGTAATACCTGCGCCAATAGGTCCGGTTGGACCAGTTGGACCCGCAACTGTAGACGCTGCGCCTGTAGGCCCGGTAGGTCCAGTTAAACCGGCAGCACCCGTCGGGCCAGTCGGGCCAGTAGGACCAGTAGGTCCCGTCGGGCCAGCCGCGCCAGTAGAACCCGTCGAGCCGGTGGGGCCAGTCGGACCCGTCGGGCCTCTTGCCCCCGTCGGACCAGTCGGACCAGTCGGACCAGTTAAGCCAGTAGACCCGGTGGGTCCGGTTGGGCCAGCAACAGTCGAGGCAGCACCAGTCGGGCCAGTAGGACCAGTCGGCCCAACTGCGCCAGTATTTCCAGTCGGGCCTGTCGGGCCAGCAACACCAGTGCTACCCGTCGGGCCAACTGCACCCGTACTCCCCGTCGGACCCGTCGGGCCAGCAACACCAGTGCTACCCGTCGGACCTGTCGGGCCAGCAACCGTCGAGGCAGCGCCAGTAGGACCCGTAGGACCAGTTGGCCCCGTGGGACCCGGCACAATTGAAGCCGCACCTACAGCGCCCGTGGGACCAGTTGGGCCTAATGGCCCTGTCGGACCCGTCGGACCCGCTACAGTTGATGCTGCCCCTGTGGGGCCGGTGGGGCCAGTCGGGCCAGTAGGCCCGGTCGGACCCGGTACAGTTGAAACCGGGCCAGTCGGGCCAGTCGGGCCAGTAGGCCCGGTCGGACCTGTGGGGCCGACTTGAGTATACATGACCTGCTGGACGGTCAGAATTACACCCGGACTTGCGGGCCGCGTGGGGCTCGCGCCAGCCGAAAGCGATTCAATTTTGACGTTGGTATTAGTTGCCCGCCAATAAATTTGAATGTAATCGCCCGCCGTAATGGAAAGCGCATAGGGGACGGTCAGAACATAAGAGCCGGGAATCGAGCCCTGCTTGCTGACAATAGCCGCCTGACTTGAGCTATCCGCAATATCAGACCCGTTTTTCCGAATCCATGCATCAACGTACTGGACTTGAGAGTCGTTGTTCGTCAGAAGCAACGAAAATTCAATATTATAGACACCGCTATAAGCAAATGTAATGCGGCTGCTAGAAACCACACTAATGCCATTGCTGGACGGATCGATGGTGTTCAGATTAACCGGATATGCGGTAGTCGTCGTTCCAACAGTCTGAGTTGTCGTATCCCAAATAGACGCCCAATAACCCAACGCGCCGCCCGCGCCCGTTGCACCTGTCGCGCCAGTGGGACCAGTCGGACCAGTAAGACCAGTTGAGCCCGTGGGGCCGGTGGGGCCGGTGGGGCCGGTTGGACCCGTCAATCCAGTATCGCCCGTAGGCCCAGTTGGGCCAGTATTACCCGTTTGTCCAGTTGATCCTGTCGGTCCAGTCGGGCCAGCAACACCCTGAGGCCCTGTCGGTCCCTGAGTAATGCCCGCGACTTGAGAAAGAGTCGTCCTACGCGATACACCCGCCTGTACAATCTCAATTTCCTCAGCGCCATTCAGGCTGATAGCGGGCGGGAGATTCGGGATCGGTGTATCAGCCATTCTATATCCCCGTCTGAGGAATTTGATCGAAGCTCATGGGCAAACCGACTAAGACTTCGCTGATTCTAACAGAAGAACTCAACAAGCTTCCCGGCGCGATAGGAGTGTTCACATAATACGTGAAAGAGGTGCCTGATGTCACCAGAACACTATAAAATCCATCCGCCGTTGTATCTGTTAGACCCTCAACAGCTACAATGCTGTTGGTGGCTAAACCATGCGGCAACGATGTTGTTACAGTGATTGTATATGTTCCGTTTGCCATCACAGAGACAAGGTCAAGGGCTTGATTGTATGCCTTACCTTGGTACTCAGGCGGCACAGCATCCATGTTCAGCCCAGTGGGGATACCAATTGGCTGCGTAGAGCGGATATTGCCATTGTCCGTGACAAGAATATCCGTTGAGCTAATTGGAAGTCCCGTAGTGGGGTCAACATTAACGACAACTTGACCGGCGAATGCTAACGGCTGTGTATTGCTGCTGGCAACGCTAATTGTCCACGTCGGGGAGCTTGTCGAGGAGGATACAAGGTACGTACCATTATATACTTCTGGCACCATACTAAGAACAACAATAGTTGACCCGACCAATGGCGGCTCTACCGTAGAGTCTATGTTAAATGTGAATGTCGCCGTAATTCCGTCACCAGAAACTGACGACGGAACTAAATACTGACCAGACAGAGATCGCTGATTGGTGTTTGCATAAGTGTAGTTTTCTGGCCTTGCGTTCAGAATTGGAATTGGGTCTTGCGTAATAAGCACCGGCTTTAACTGTGGCTGAGGCTTGTCATAACAAGTCTGACAGACAAGGATACGAAGATTCGCGAGTCTCGGACCACGATAATCAAACTGCCACCGCAGGTCGCTATGGTTATAAATAAAACCACAACGATCACAGCGAGCAAACGCCCGTGGGGCATCAGCATTGACTCTTGCTCTGCCGTGCGGACGGTAAG